AAATATATTTTTTTAATAGTTTCTTTTGTTATAAATTTGTAAAACTTTTATTAATTTTTTAAAACCCCACACTACATGTTAGAATTAAATCGGTTAAAACCCATGCCCGAAGTTTATGACAAGCAACTGTTTAACACCCTCTATGGGAAGACAGAAAACCTAAGAAGGAAATTAGCCTCACAAATTGATTGCCGAAGGTTTGGAGTATCTTATGAGGATATACTTGCTGAGTTTGATGTCAAATTTATTTTTGTCTTTAATAAGTTCCATGAAAAGCCAGAAAATATCCTTTTGGGGATGATGCTTAACTCCTTAAAAAACTTTAAATGCCGAATACTCAGAAGTGCATACACTAAAAAATTCTCCCAAAATATTCTCCAAGTAGATGATGTAACTACCTTAGAAGATAATTTATATAATAGTCAACCCACTACGATTGATGCCCATAATTATTCAGAAGATTTAATGGGGTATATGAAAGAACATTTAAGTATGGATGCTTATTCAGTTTTGGAAATTAAATTAAACCCCCCACCATACATACATAATAAATTAAATACCACCAAAGATTCCAATCTACAAAAAGTCCCAGACCATTTAATCCTTGATTATTTTGATCTGGGAGATTCTGACCAGGCTTATAAATATTTATCACTCCTAAAGAAAGAAATTAGGAATACCATTAATAATGCTAAAACCCATTTTAGTAATAATTAGGCATTTTTAACAATAGCATATTCCAAATAAAGGTCCTGAGTTATATTATGGGAGTATTCATTTACATGGATTTTAAATCCTGTTAAATCCTTACTCCCTTTAATAACAGTCCATACTCCACTGCAGTCATTGCCATGGTTTGAACCCGCACTTACCAATGTACCAAGTACAGTATAATCCCGGGTATTTAATACATTAAATGATATACCGTCCTTGGTAAATTTTACATCATAATCTAATCCGGGGTCCTGCAAATCTCCTATGTGGTAACTCCCAGTGTATAAAACACTATAGGGTATCTCAGGTAATCCTGAGTATATTAACAATTCTCCAGGTCTTCCAGCTAACCCCCCATCAAGTATTTGAGTTAAGTTATTAGCCCATATTTCACTATTGGGGGCAAATATTTTTAATTGACTCTGACCCCCCATTCCAGTAATATTCCATAAACCATCAATATATACCATATCCAATTCCCATAACTGCCCAATACCCGGCCTTATTCCCTTACTCCCAGATACCCCAATGGGATCATCTATTCCTACATTTAATAAACTATCCTTAAATTCAAATCCTGAATAACCATTAGCTTTATAGGTATTTTCCAACTCAGTTTTCCTAACAGTAATTTTCTCATTAATCATAACCTTTATCCTTATACCATTCCTTAGTGGTACACCCAATAATTTTATACCATCCAAGGTGGCAGTGGGTACCTCGGCAGAATAAGAAGGCAATATACGGTAGGTATTCCCCAAATTATCTAATTCCCAAATATTTACTGTATTAACTGTACCACTCAGGTAACTTATGGTTGGAACTCCCAATATTACGGGGGACATGCTGAATCCCTGAGTTTTACTAAATATGTTCACATCCTCCAGCCTTGCATCAACCCCATCCCCACTATCCGGGCACCTAGCTTTTATCCAGGTACAATCACTGATATTACCACCAGTATTTGGGGGAAGTTCTACATAACCCAGGGGTGTCATCCTCAATGGGTCTGGTACTGTAGGTTTTGATAGACTACCAACTTGTCCCTTCAATAAAGCATAGGTGGCGGGTTGACCACCATTAAGTTCTATGTGGTTGTGTATAGCATATACTAAGTCATACCTATAAAACTGGTTACCAACATTACTCTCACAAGTAAATGGTCCTATCCTATCAGTTTCCTGTATTAAGGTTCCTTGGGGGGTCATATAAACCCCTATGGGTCCTATTGTATCCCCATTAGGATTCAGATAAGTAAAATTGCTCTTAGTATGGCCTATTCCAAAAGTCATACCATTAAATTTTAATATTTCATCAAATCCCAAATACCTACCAGGAGAATGGAGCCCAAAGTTAAATACGTTGTGATCGAAACTTAATATAGCATGTTCGAAATTCCTTAATCTCTGTTGCATAATTTTATAAAATTGATATTGTCCAAGTAATTAATAATTTTTCGGTTGATAATTTGGAACCAGTTAACCCTGATAGTTTTGATACCTGCCCCATATTACTACTAAATAATCCCAATTCATCAAATGACCCATTGAAACTACCTTCATCAAAAACCACATTATATTGTGCCTTATTTAGTTCTGGGTGAATATACTCTACTATGGGTACTGATGCCAATAGTAATGTTGCCCGGTATACCTTAACCGTATCTACTCTACCTATAGCAAAATTCCCTAACAATCTAGCAACAACATCTTTCATTAAAGGCAATATAGAATTGCTTCTAGTTTCTATTAATTCTTTTTTATGAGTAGTTAATCTGAATATACTTACTTCTCCGCTAGCATTAAATTTATATATGCCCATTGTTAATTTTATTTTTTGTTAGAATAATTTTATTTGGAAGGTATCTCCCAGGTTAACATTTAAAAATATAACATCCCCATCATTCATAAATCCATTATATGGTCCCGCTCCATCTGTGGTTAATATACCCCCGTGTAATTGGATTGGGTTAACTGTATAATCCATCATTACTGTTATTTTATCATAAATCCCAGTGGGTATAGATTGGGTATAAAACTCCCCGTCTGATAATACTGTATTTGGGGGGAATGTTATAGTGGTTACCTCACCTGATGTATTTATAACCATTTGATCCCTTTGGCTAAATTCCACTGTGTATTCGGTGGAATCAGCTAAGGTAAAATAAACCAAGCTTGATACCAGATTTGGGTTATCCTTAGAAGAGATATTACCATCCTCTAAAAGGAATACCCCTTTACCCAGGGAATTTAACCAAGATATTAAATCATCATTATTACTAAATGGTCCACCCCCATCAAGGTCTACCCCATTTATTTTAATTGAGGATACTGTTATTGGACTTGTAAAATCCATTGATACTGAGTAATCAGTAAGTAAGACATTATCTGTTGTATCCAATAATTGAATATCCCTTTGGGTAAAGGATGTTTGGCTATTATCATCAGAAATAAAGGAAAGTAGATTTGGATTAGATTCTGATCTTATGTAATCCCCATCTTCTATAAATGTTCCCTTATTTAAAGTATTTAACCATGACAACATATCTGTAGAATCCTCTATTATAGTTGGACCCAGTATATCCAGGGAGTTGATATTTATTTTAGGATTATCCAAGGGGTAGGTCAAGTATATAGAGTAATTAGCTAATAGTGTTATAGTGCTATCATCCAATATCCTTTTATTGGTTTGACTAAACCAGTTGGTTACTTCTATACCATCTAATGTTTCATAAATTAATTTAGACAATAGATTTGGATTATCCGGGGAAATTACATCTAATCCTTGCATACTAAATGTACCCTTACCCAAAGTGTTTAACCAACTAACCAATTGTGATGGGGTTGTTATAATGGATGTAGGTCCAACTATCCAGGTGTCATTAATTAAAATTGAGAGAACTCGTATTGGGGATTGTATATCAATGTATAAGGAATAATCCGATAATAGGATAACCTTAGGGGAATTTTTTACATACTCTATACCCTTTAATCCCACGCTATGTCCACTTGTATTTGCTATACCATCCCCAGTAAATACTAAAATATATGCCCAAGAAGATATACTGTCTACATCGCATATCTTACGGACTCTAAATTCATAAACCTTATTGGGGAGTAAATCACCAATTACCACACCTGATGTTGATGAGATGGGGGTGGTAAAGGAACTGGATAAATATTGCCCATATTCCATTTCAAAAGTACCCGTGCCTGCCCATTGTAATTCTACTGTATTTTGTGTGGAATCATAAATAGATACCAGATTCATTGGGGCTGTGCAGAAATTAACGTCATCCTCAATATCCAGGATGAGATCATCACAAACCTTATATTTCTCTATCATCCCAAGAAATGTAGCATTTATGGGGCTAAGAAAACATATAATATTTTTAACAGTGTCTAATAGTGGGGCATCTACGGTATTATGAACATTACATGTATCATCCTTAGAATTATACAATATCCAATAACCTGAGCAATATTCACAATGAGAATCATATTGTTCCCCCCTATCATAGTACCTATCTGGTAAATCATAGGTAACTGCTCTCTTTGGTACCTCTTCTAAAATACCAACCTCAAGGCCTAGTAGGTTAAATAACATTTCATAGGACCTAATGGTCCCCTTAACCTTATATATAGCTAATATATTAGCTAAGATTTTCCTGTAGGTGGTGGATAAACCATCTATGGACGGGGGATAACCCAGGATGGAACCAATTAGTGGTAAATATTTATCATCACACTTTATGTAATCTACCAGGTCTGTAAAATTGTCAATATAAGAAATGAATTCCTCATCCAATTCCATACCCACCACCCTTAGATACCTTTTTAATAATCCATTACCTTCTACATCCTTATAACTATCAGTCCTCTGGTGGTATTTAGGTAATTGATTAAAAATCCAATCTTTAAAGTAATTTGCCATATTAATTAGTTACAAGGTGGTAAACAGTTTGAACTAGTCCCCTGAGTTTTTATTGTTAAGTCTGAGTAAATAGTTCTTGGGGTATTATTATCAATAAATGGCCCGACATCTATTATTGCTGCACTATAGTCCTTTATTTCCATAGAAGCTACAGGGAATATTTCGGGGTAACTTGGGAATGCTGTAAATTCCCAACTATCCTGGTTTATGTAGGTCCCATTTTGTAGAGTAAATGATAATATATCATCTGCAAAACTCCCCCCAATGGTAAGCTCTGATACAAAGAAACTCCCCTTATAGATTAGGAATTTCCCAGATACCTGGTTCCACTTAATGGTGTATTTAATAGGGATTGTAGTAGTTGGGAGAGAATTAAATAAAATATTTAATGGGCTGGTAGTATTATTAATGGGCCTGGCGTAGGGTAGTATCTTTACCTTCTCTATCTCAACAGTATCTACCACATTTTTTAAACCCTCTATAGTGGATATAATATTGGGGATAGATATTTTTTTATTTATCTTTAGTGTACTATAACCATAAACCCTATCCAATTCATCTACCACCTGGTTATAAATATCAGTAGTAGTTATTAAAGGCTTCCCTGTAATAGTTCCCTTTATCCAAATTTTACTAATACCCGCAGGCTTAACATCCACTTTAGTCGTTATCATTATCCTACAGAATAGGTAATCTCTAACGGATTGTAATAAGGCAATAGTAGCAGCCCCGGCACTATTGGGGGCAATATATATATCTATGTACTTACCACAGCAATATTTTAATTCAACTGCCCCGACCCCAAGTACCAAGTAGCATAAGTCAAGGTAATCCTGGTAGGTAACTGCCCTTTCCAAAGTCCTTATACTCCGTGGGGCCCTGTTTTTAATATCATCAATGCTTTCGAAATTAGTACCCCCAGAAGCATAGTCGGGGTTCGTTACTTTTAAAGTTAACCCCGTGGGTACCCCCTGAATTGTATTTGTTATCTGGGTAATTTGATCGGGAGGTATATTCCCACTTGTCCCTTGTGATATCCTATAATCACCAAATACAGTTAGAGTTGAGTTTGGTATCTTACCATTTATACCATCCCCAAATTGTAAATATGCCTGGGAGTTCTCATCAATACTTACTATGAACCCTTTAGTATCTGGGAACATTAATCCAAATGATCTATACAATTTCCACTCATCAGGCCCAATGGTTAGTTTTAAGGAGCCATCTACATAATTATCTGGTAATAACATTACCTGGTTTATAGAGGCATCTGTAGTTCCCAGTATATCCCCAACCACGGGAGTATATTGAGAAGCTGCACCAAAAGCGTTTTGACCTCCTGAAATTATTTGTACATCATTATTTAAAACAAATGGTATACCCCCATTTATGGAAGTTACTACTGTACCCAGGGGAATGGTTAATATCCCAGTTGGTAGTGTAGCAGGATTACCACTACTATCTACTAAGGAGAATTTAAGGTTAACGCTGGATGGATTTATTGCTCTAATATTATAATCAATTAACTTGGCCAATTTCACAACAGAACTATATTTCCGGGCAGTTCCAAGAAATACTTCCCTTGCAGCATTGTCTATATATAAATTAAGCATCTCCCCAATTCCTGCAAACATGGAGAGGATTATGATTAGGATATTAGACTCGCTATGGTCAGAGATTTCTGGAGCTATTACACCAAGCCTTTGTAAACAACTTCTTTTTATTTGTTCATAGGACCGATCTAAATATCCAACCCAGTTCTGTGTTATTGTCATTTTAATAAGTTATTTTACGATAAAAAGGGAATGTAAAGGTGTCCTCTCTTTTTGTACTTAATATTTGATATTTTACTGTCAGGTTAATAGAATAATCATTTGGTCTTTCCACCTGTGTATCAATTAATTCTATCCGGGTATCCCATTGGGATATGGCATCTATTACAAACACCTTAATTGTTTCTTGCAATATATCATCATTGGGCTCCTCTAGTAGTAAAGATAATTTACTTCCAAATTCACCCAAGAAAAATCTATTGCCATAATTCCATGCCAATATGGTTATAATGGATGATCTTATTAATTCAAACCCACTTTCCAATGGGGGTTTACCATTTACCAGTTTTAAAGGTAATGTTATCCCCTGACCAATAAAGTTTTGTACTTGTTTATTATCCATTAGGTCATTTTTCCAGTTTGATTATTGGCATCCCCCGTGGTATTAACATCCCCGGACCTTATATAATTATCAATAGCCTTTGACATGTATTCAGCCCATACCCGGGCTGATTCCTCTAAACTATCCATCTTCCTAGCTTCTTCAGAGGCTTTTTCTATGTCATTTTGTAGTTCTTCTATTACTAACATATTAATCTAAGGTTACTTTAGTTGATTTAAAATTTTTAAATTT